ATCCCCGCGGACCTTCTCGAACTCCTCGCGCGGTAGCCCAAGCTGGCTGCGGAGATCCTTCAGCCCCGTAGCGATTTCAGCAATCTGCTCATCGATGTAGGCACCGACGGAGTCGAGGATAAGTTTGGTCTGTGCGTCCATCATGCCGCCTTTCGGTTTCTGAGATAGCTCATAATCTCGATCTGCTTCTCAATGCCCGCGGCAACGGCTGCCTCTCCGGCTGGTGCCGGCTCAGGCGCTTCGGGCGCAGCAGGTGCTTCCGGCATCCGCCCGATCTGCGACAACGGCACCACCTGCTGCTGAACCCTTGGCTCTTCTCCAAACTCGACAGCGGGCAAGTGCTCGCGTCGGCGCGCCTCGTTCGGGGACATCAGGCCGCTGGTGATCGCGTTGCCGAGCGTTTTCAACCGACCTTCGAAGTCTGTGCGCAGCAGGACCTCGGTGTCGAAGTCCATAAGCTCATCGGGCGGAAGGCGGAACAGCCTGCCGAACGCCTGCTCGATATGCGTCATCAAGAAGCCGAGCCCCGTCGAGAGCCATTGGTTAATGAGCTGCTCGACGTTGTTGTAGGTCGCCTTCGTGTAATCGCCGATCAAGGCCAACGGGACGCGGTAGACACGAGCAATGTCCTCGATGGACATCCGATACGCTTCGATCAGTTGAGCATCCTGGCTGGTAACCGTCATGGGGTTCCACTTCAGCCCCCAGGAAAGGATCGGCACCTCGCCCGCCGCCAACCCGCGGCTCTTCTCGTACCACGCTTTGCGCAAGGCAGTCATCTGCTCACTAGTCAGCTTCTCGTCCGTCGTTAGCACGCCGGACGGGCGGCTCATGTTACTGAAGAAAGCGGCTTGGTTACTGCCAATCGCGGTATTGACCTGGATCGCCATCGTGGCGAATTCGATCGGACTGACACCAATCAGCGGATGCCGTGGAGTGTGCAGCCGCAGGTGCAGCACATCGCGCGCCGGGACCAGCGCTTGCAGCTCGCCGATGATGGGGTTAGTACCTACACCGTAGTAGATCTGCCCGTCGGGCGTGATGTACGGCTGCGTGCTGTTTGAGGGCACAAGGTGGATCGACTCAATACGCTCCGACCTGTCACGGAAAACTACGGCATAGGCGTTGCCGTAGCTCAGCAACTCAAACAGCAGATTCAAAAAAAAGTCCGACGGCGTCTGATAGTCGTTCGGGTTGCGCAAGATGCGCGACAGCGGAGAGGTCGTGATCAACTCTAGACCGCCGTTTTCTAGCCGCCGGTGATGGTGCGCCGGCATGGTGGCGATGGCCTGTGCCGGCACGTTCTTGCAGGCGTAGACCGCGCCGCAAGTGCGCTGGAGCCACGGGGAAAGGTTGCGCTGCCAGCCGTCTTCCCACGGCGTCAGCTCATACATTCCTCCCAACTCTCCTACGCCCCAGAACGGGCCGCGCCACGACCCCTCGGAAGTGCCGTCGCAGTCAAACGACTTCTGCGCGACGATCGGGCGGCCGCGGTCATCGACGATCTGGAGATCGGTGCTCATGCTTTCCGGCGAGCGCGGGGCTTAGCTTCCAGGGTGCGGGTCTCGTAGACCTGCTCTTTGACGGGCTCGGGCTCGGACTCGGGCGCAAGCGTGGACTCAGGCTCAGGCTCAGGCGCCTTGCCATAGAAGACACTCGGCTGATGCGCCGAAGGTCGGTAAGCTTTGCCGGCAGCCTCCATGGCTCGGGCATCTTCCAGCTTAATGCGCTGAAAATACGACATACCGTGAGGCTTGTATAAGGCTTCTGGCATTAAAGTTCCTCTGTTCATGTGGGGCGATCCTTCGCCCCTTCGGTTTCAACCTACGCTTACCAAGCGATCGCGGTACGTTGGGCCACGACGCTCGGCCGCAGCAATGCCCACGACGTTGGGGCGATCATGCGCACTGCCTCCGAGTACGTCTGGAACATGCTGCGCGCGTAATAGCCAGCGGACTGCGCACCAGCCGCGCCACCGGGATTCGGCACTACGTTGATACCCTGCTGCACCTGTCCGGCAGTACCCACGAGACCGGCGCCATCGTCGGCCATCGTCGGCGCAGTGCCGTCGGCGTTCGCCATGACTACCGTGGCGACCTGGCTGATGTCGAACATCGGCGCGTCCAGAGCCATGGCCAGACTGGAGGCATCCACCATCACCGCCACGTCAGCCGGCACATTGCCAGAGCTGATGACCGGAACCGTCAGCAGGTTGCCGCTGTTGAGGTCGTCGCGGAAAGTGAACATGCCCAGCGCATCGGTCTGGAACGTCAGCCCCATGCGGGTCTGGTTGTTCAGCAGCAGCACCGGCACAGCATTCTCGTTGGCAGCCAGCAGGGCGCCAACCAGAGCTTTGATGTCCGCAACGACGGACGGGATGCCGCCCGTGGCGTCACCGGCGCCGGTGTTGGCGCCCGCGAGACCGTTGAGCAGACCCGCAGGGCGCACGCCGGCAACCGCAGCCGCGTTGCTCAGCAGCGCGTTGTCGAGCACCTTCACATAAGCCCGCTGCATGGCACGGCGAAAGACCGCCTCAATGTCGGTCACGGAGCGCTCGCGCAACTCCATGGTCGTGACCAAAATCTCGGCCAGCTTGTAGCGGTTGATCGTCTGCGAGCCGATGGAGATGGAGCCCACCGGAATCGCGCCCCCTTCCCGCACCCACGCCGGCTCGGTCGGAGTGGCGCCGGTCGGGTTCAGACGCGGGATCGTGATGCTCTGCGCACGACCGAAGTTGACCAGCATGCCGCCGGAGCGGCTCGCCCACAGGGACAGTGCGGCGGCGACGGACTGGCTCTCGATCTCCTCGAGGAGACCACGCAGATCGTCCTGGACCAGCTCGGCCGCATAACCGGTGTCGGTGGTCGTGGCGATCGGGGCTTCGGTCTTAGTGATCAGCGGCATCACGGACTTCAGTCGCAGATCATCGCCGTACAGCTCGTCCATCACCTGCTGCTCGGGGATGCGCTTGGCGTGCGACAGCGCAGTCACGACGGCGTGGCGAACAAACACGTCCAGGCCCTTGGACTGCTCGCGCTCGGGCTTGATCAGCGCCGGGCCGCCAGTCTGCTGCTCAGCAGCCGGGCGAGCAGTAACCGCCTGACGCTTCTCGATCTCGCGGTACTCGCCAAGACGCTTGTCGAGCTTCTCGACGTCGGCAGTCAGCGTGTCCACGGACTTGCCGACCTCCTCAATCTCGGCCAGGAGGACCTCTTCCTTCTCGGCGTCTTCGACCTTGGCGACCTCGTCGGTCAGTTCAGCCAGCCTCTCTTGCTGGGCCTTCAGCTCTTTCTGCTTCGGACCGAGGTCCGCAGCAAGATTCAGGATCTTGTCGGAAATATTCATTTGCGCATACTCAATGCTGCCTTGGCGCGCTCGATGCGGGCAAGGGCTTGTTCGACTTTTTGGTTACGCTCAGACAGAGCATTGATGACCTGAGACCGCATGACCGGGTCTTGGTCGTAGGATTTGATAGTAGAAAGCGTGCAATCTGCATTAGCGGGAATGGTCACCGCGGACAATTCGAGCCATTCCCACTCTTTGAAGTGAATGCCGCCGCTCTCCTTGATGAAGTCATAATCAAGAGCACGGAAGCCAATTGACAAGCCACGAACCAAGCCGGCTTTGATCTGCTTCCATGTTGTTTCGATATAGTCAAGGTCAGTGTCTTTGGCAATCTCGCCTTCGACTTCGATACCCTTGTCGGTAATTTGTGCCCGCTTGATGAAACCGATCGGCAGATGGTGCTCGTGCTGGCTCAACAAGGGTAGCGGGAGACTGTACTTCGCGCCCTTAGGATCAACGATATCCTGCATGCGATCAGGGTTTGGCGTCGACGCGATGCCTTTGAAGCTGCGCTTGGCGTCGTCGAAATCTTTGGTCTCAAGGATGGAGTAGGCTTTGTTCATTTGCGTCTCTGCTTCTTCATCACCGTGTTGGCGGCGATCTTAGCTATCTTGTCACTGCCCGTGCGCTTGCGCACGGCGTTAGCAATCTTGGCCCACTGGCGTCTTTTCTTCGCGCCGCGGACGGTCTTCGGGGCTGAGCGGCTGTTCCAGGGCATCAGCGCCTCTTCGGCTTCGGGCCGTGGCCGCGAAGATGCTGGCGATCTTTGGGGGTCCCCACCCAACGACCGGCGGCGATGGCCTTACGCTGCGCGGGGGTGGGGGTGCGGATGGAGACAATCTTGTCCCCGCCACGGCGCTTCTTGGCGCGCGCAGCTTTGGCAGACGCGGCGACCACCGGTGTTCGGCGGCCACTGAAGAAGTAGAGCTTGTTGCCGGGCATGAGGACGCACCTTGGGTGTCGTCCGCCGGCTAGGGGCACCGTCGCGGAGGGAATTCAGTCGTCGTCTTCGGGGCGGGGATAGCGCTTGCGAGCGCTGCGCCCGGGTCGATTGCGCGCATACATACAGG